CGTAAACATCTTTCCAGTTTTTCATTAGGGGAAACTCTTCGTTGTCCATGTTGTAACCATGTTCCATCACAAGACTCTCTAGACCGAATCTCTTACCAACCTCTGCGTTCTCAACCTTATCTTCAACCCAGACGTAACCAGTACCTTCGTACTGTGCAAGAACTTCATCCTTGTCAGCACCAGTATCAAGATAGATGAACTTGACAAACGAAGTATCACCGAACAACTTCTGAATGTTCATTGTTCGTAACTTCTGTGCGTTCTCATCTTTACTCATAGAGGTGATTAGGTGGAACACATAACCATGTTCTTCGTGCAGTTTCTTAACGTACTGCATTGCATCTCTGTGTGGAGGTACGAAACCCATGTGGGCAGACTCGTTGAAAATTCTTACTAGTCTCTTAGATTCGGTGCGAGGGATATCATAGATTTTTGCGATATCGTACTCAAGTGGTTTCACTGGTGTGTAACCTTGTTCGGTCATCCAGACGTTGAATGCGTAACCCCAGTTTAGTAGGACACCATCCGCATCTGTCAATATTACTTTTTTATGATCTTTGATCAACTCTTACTCCTCATTCTCAATACAAGTATTATACAACACTCAACACTTTTTGTCAAGGTTTTAAGTACTTAAACTTGCCATTTTTATGGTCATCCATCATGGTGACCTTGTTACCACCCCCAGTATAATGGAGGAAGTTTGCCTCGTACCCTTGGTCATCGGGATAGTGGGTTGGAGTATCATTCCATGTTTGAGGAATACTTTCCCAGTCCAAACCGTGTTTCATGATCTGGCCAGAGATAAATGGTTGGTCATTGTTCAACCAGAATGGGTCTTTGTGTTTATCACCATCTTCCATATATGCGTTCCAATCATCAAACTTCTCTCGTGCCTTGAGTCGTGCTTCCTTAGTCCATACCATCACACCTGTGTTGAATGTTGCGACACAAGACTCTATAAGAGGGGGAGTTGTGGGTACACAAGGAATACCATTGCGTTTATACTTCTTGAATAGTAACTTTTTTATCTTAGAACTATAGTCCCAAGTATTATATCCACCACCCTTGGATGTTCTTATCTCGGATTCGAGTACACCATAGACCTCTGCATCGGACACATCAAAGATGTTCTCTTCAGTATTACAGATGATGTCGGAATCGATAAACGCAACCTTATCATACTTGTCATAGATAGGGTCATATATCATTCGCAGACACTCAAAGAGTAAGACCGTAGTACCAGTCTTACCTTTGGTGAATACCTGTTTTTTAGAATATTGGTGTTTACAACCAATCTTATCAGCATAGATTCTAAACGATTCCGCAGACATATCGCCTGTTATTCGGTATAGTTCAGAACGAGTACCTTGGGGATATTGCGGAACACGTTTCCGTTTCTCGGTCTCCTCGTTAGTAATCATATACTGAAAGATTAGATTCATTCAGGCAAACCTGTCGAATACTGAACCTTACCATCTACTCGTTGTGCAGTAAGAGTACTTCTGCGGTTCTCTGCTTTATTGTTGTAGGATACGTGAATCCATCCAGACGTTGGGTCACCATCTTCATAGAACTCTGAAATGAGTTGGTCATAGTCCAGAAAGTCCCGAATCCATTTTGCAACAACAAGGTTATCTGCACCATCACATTCAAAGTCAACTGCTTGACCTTTACAGTGTTGTGACTTGGTAGAACCACCAATCGCTTTGTTTAGTTCGGGGCCACGGTAACCAGAACTGATTCGTGTGATACCGAATCTTTCTCGTACTGGTTGTACCACTCGTTCGAACAACAACTTTGCGTTCTCTAGATGTTCGTCTTCGGGTGTGTTATCGATACCCAAACGAGTCGCAGTCATAGACTTTGCGAACTCTTTGATTGTAAAGTTTTTACTTAGTTTCATTTGATTTTTCCTCGTTCAACCATTTCCTTTGTCATTATATAGTCTCTTACAAAGTCAGACCTTACGATGTCTGTCCATCCATATTCAACAGTTGTGAAATTATTCATGACTTCCATGATGTTCATAAAGTCAAGAATCCCTTTTTTGTCTGAACCCGACTTGAGGTCAGACTGATAATAATCACCAGAGAAGATAATACGACTATTCTTACCCACCCTTGTGATGATAGAATCTAATTCGTGGAAGGTGAGATTTTGCATCTCATCCACAAGTACAATACAGTTATCCAGAGTCGTACCACGTATAAACGATGTCGATACAAACTCAACGATTCCCTGTTGTTCTAGGTTCTCGTATGCCATCTTCTCATTGAAGAGTTCGGTGCAGATCGAACGATAGGGAGCAGTATATGCATCAACCTTCTCTTCGACACTGCCTGGCAGATAACCCATTTCTCTGGTAGGAACAACACTTCTTACAATAACAAGTTTGTCTTGTTCATAAGATTTATCAAGGACATCCTGTAGTGCAAGATACATTCCCACAAAGGTTTTGCCAGTACCCGCAGAACCGCAGAGAACAAGATGGTCTCCCTCTTTGAACGAATCGTATGCAAGTTTTTGATTTTCTGTGATCGGTTGGTAGGTTAATAAATGGTCTATCTTCAATCGTTTCATTGTCATGATTTTATGTTTACTCCTTCCCGACTACCGCCGGCACCTTTCTCAATCTTTGACATTAAGTTCTTCCAGTCCCCACTTGTCTTGTTGATGACATTACCAGTCCCACTGATCAATGCAGGCGCACTGATCTGTTGAGACCAATCAGTCCCCAGTTCTTTCAACTTCTCTTGGAGCGAATCATAGGAACACATCACAGTTTGTGTGTCCTCGGTCTTCTTATTTACAATTGTATACATTGGCATATATTATCATTCCTAAATGACGAAAGGGGTGACTAGCACCCCCTCCGAGATACAGACCACCTACCTTATGCTAGAATTTGAGTTGAATTTTCGTACTCTGCAATAGTTTGATTTAAGTATGATTTTTTTAGCGATAACTTGTGTGCGAGGTTGTCTCTTCCCTTCTTTTTGAGACGATGGATGTACTGGTCAAGTTCTCGACTATCATTCTTTAATCTCTCTATTTGGTTTCTTGGCATTAAACGCACTCCTGCTGTTAGTTGAAAGAAACATAACGAAAATCTAAGATAGTAGGGTTGGGAATGCCTCCTCTACTATTTTCTTAGTCAAACCTTTGACTGGAGACTTCTTGTCTTTCATGTCTAGCACAATCAGTGCATCTTCGGCATGAACACTCTCCAATAACTGAATAAATTTGGTCTCAACCCGCAGTTGTCCTAACTGTTGACTTCTTGCACCTTCAACAAAATCACCGAACTCACGGTGAAGTTGCCTCAGAGATGAGGGGACACTTACGGATTTGTTGGGGGTGTAGGGAGGTTTCCCTTCTGGTAAACAGAACTTGAGACGGTCATCGAATATTCCTCGGATGACATCTTGGACAGCAGGAACTTGGTTCCCTTGTTCTTTCAGGAAAGCGATCTTGTCTTTCCTTGCTTTAAGTTTGGTGAAATCTTCGAAGATTTCGAATACTTCTTTTTCCATAATGGACTTCCTCTATAATATTATATATACAAATTAATTATTTGAAACGACATAATGTTGATCAAATTCTTCAATCATTTGTTCATATTCCGTGACCATATATGACTCAGATGCGACTCTCTCGAAATCAGCACGAAGGAGCGCATCCGCAAGGTCATTTTCAGCCTTCTCTAGAAGATCGACAATTGTTTGACGACTTTTCTCTAGTTCTTTATCTATACTCAATTTATATCCTATTCATTACGCATAAAGTTTAATGTCTGTGTAGTGACTTCTGTGGAAGTAGTCAGTCATTGAATCATCTTCATTGAAGAAGTTAGGGCCTTCCATCGCTTCTTTCAACTCAGTCAAGAACTTAACACCTGTTGGGCAGTAGTTCTCATCAATCCAGTGTTCGTTTACATTGTGACCCCACTTCGCAGACTCTTCCATAACTTGTTCAACAGAGAAGTTGTTGTAACCGTTGAACTCTCTCTTACGAATTTTATCAGGGGTCATCTGTGTCTCACAGTAACCCTCCATAACTTGTTTTGCACCCTTGATCTTTGCGACCAAGGTACTGTGGTGACGAACACTCAGACTCACTTTGAATCCATACTTCTTGCAGACTTTCTTGACTTCAACAGCAAGGGTTTTCTTCTCTTCTTGTGATACATACGCCATAATTTAATCTCTCTTCTCATTCTCAATACAAGTATTATAACAAATTCTACAGGGTTTGGCAACAGTTTTCTTAAAAAAATCTCAAATCTTCTACAGGTTTATGGTTCACAATTTCCCAGAAATACTGAGGTAGTAGTGAGTAAGACTTCAAGGGAGCGACCCACTCAGTTCCGTCTTCGAACGAAACATAGGTAGAAGGACTTTTTAGTGCATTTTCAAGGGTATCTGAACTCATTATGCAGCCTCACTCATTAATTTCATCATATGGTAATCTTTCAAAAGAATGTCACGGACACGTTCACGGTCAAGGGAGTCACCGTACCCCCACTCAAAGTGGTTCTTATCACTAACAACTAGTTTAAGGTACTCTTGAATAGCGGTCTCGACTTTCGCAACAGTAAGGTCTGCGATAGGATAAAGAACTGAATCATACGCATAAAAGGATAGGACATAGTTGCGGAACTCGACTAACTGTGGGTTGGAACGCAGGGCAATTACATTAGAAGTCATATTTTCTCTCTCTTTTCTCATTCTCAATACAAGTATTATACAGCATATGGCATCTTTTGGCAATACTTTTTTTCAAAATAAGTGTAAATATGTCACTTTTTTATGTGTTTCGAGTGTATCTTACACCCGATAAACTCATTATAATACTCTTCACTCAGGAGAACATCGTATTCGAATTGTAGTTTTGCTTCGTAATAGGAACACTCACCTTTGGTGCGGCATAGTCTGAGAATCGTTCTCTCGAACGCCTGACCCCCTTCTACGAGGGTTTTTACCCTTTCCGATGAACCATAGTACTTCATCCAGTCAGACTGGACTCTTGTTCGTTTACGTCTTTTTCTTGTTTTTGTTACAGGGAGTATCTTGGGTTTCCAGAAGAATTTCTTACCAATATACTTTTTACCAGTACTTAATTCAGTCAAACAGTAAACGAATCCTTGATAGTCTTCTAAAAAGGATTCGTCTGGTTCAAACTGTTTGTCTTCATATATCCACATAAGGGTATATATGTGTTGTTTATATTGCTACCCCACACATAGGACAG